CCCTCGAAGTGTTCACTGGACTGCGGCATCGGCACCACGCCATTGCTACCCACGTCCATAAAGCTACTAAACACGCTGAACCCGAACCCCCACGGGTAGCCAGCCTGCAACGAGTGCTTCAGGTAGTAGAGGTCGTCTTGCTCAGCGTTGGCTCCACGTAACATGCGCACGTACCTGAGCGTCTTATGTGCCGCTGCTGACTGCACGTCGTCCACATCCGGCCTGTCGTTGATGTGCGCCGGATTAAACGGCCACTCACTCTCAGCGCAGATGCCCACCACGGTGAGCGCCGTCATCGCATCCCTGATCATGGCCCCTTCGTCAAACTTGTGCCAGTCGCTGTGCCGGACGAAGCGGGCGAAGTAGTAGGCGAACATCCGGCTGGGCTGCATTTCATCGAGCCCCAGCTTGCGCCGCAGAAAGTGGATCATCGACGAGCAGGCATGGCCCACACAGGAATTGGTGCCGTCCTGGTCGATAATCGGTGGCTGGTAAGGCGTAGTGCTCAGGTCGACCGACCCGACCAGTGTCACCTTTGGTACCTCGTACTTATGATCCTTGAACGAAGGGGTGTCGGGCACCCAGCCAAAACGTCTGTCCATGCTGCTTACCCCTTCATGTCGGTAGTCGTTGCACTGGCGCCTGCTCCTGGCGGCTGGCCTCCGGTCTTCGTAATAGCTTCTGACCCCGCTCGGGTAAAGCCGAACACGCCTGCCGCTGAGGTAGCAATCGCAATCCAGCCAGCGAAATAGGCGAAAGACGATGCGCGACTGAAGTCACCGCTGGACCATGCCCAGAAAGCCACCCCGACTGCCGATAGCACGACCACTGAAATCGGGCCGTACCTGTCGGGAATAAAGCCCCACTTGAACAGTTGCGTCAGTGCCACCACGGCTGCTGACACTGTGATAATCGCTTGAGCATCCATAGATTGAACCTCCTTAAGTTTACTACTGCACGATAACCTGCATGGTCTTCGAGCCACAAGGCGAATCGAATCGCACACTGGTACTGTTGACTTTCACCGCTACCATAAACTGCGAGACATTACTGGCGCCCGTCACTATTCGAGATAACGGGCTGACACCAACCTGTCCGTTGGCGGGTACTGCGGCAATCGTACCACCAATCCCGTTTAATGATACCGACATGACCTGAGACTGCTTCCTTGGAATCGTTATACTCGCTGGCACGTTGAAGGAGCACGGCACGGGGGTCGGTGTCGGACTGGGTGTCGGCGTAGGCGTAGGCGACGGGCTGGGCATTGGTGTCGGCGTCGGCGTGGGCGCAGGTGTGGGTGTGGGTGTGGGTGTGGGTGTCGGGGTTGGCGCAGTCGTTGACGTCACGCTCACGGTTGTTGTGCCACCGTCTGAAACTTCTGCCCCTTGTCCAAGTGGATTGAATATCGTGTTGACCTTCGTAACTACGACTGTGTAGAAGCCGGCTACTAGGCTCATCGAACACTCAGTACTGGCTCCGATAGTGCAGGAGCCGATCATCGGACCCGTGGCTTGCGCAAATGCCCCCACTGCACCTGCGTCACCCCTAACACGCAAGGTACCTCCGGTTGGAGGAGTCGGCGACGGCGTCGGACTCGGACTCGGTGCAATTACTATGACAGTCACGCTTGGAGACGTTGTTACGTTTCCTGTTGCATCAAAGCATTTACCTTGGTGCGTGTAAGTTCCTGGCTGTAAAGTGAACAACCACTGGCCGTTGGCTCCAGTTTGAGCTGGACCAACTTGGAATTGATTCATCCACAATTCAACCTTCTGCATCTGTCCCTCTGGATCGACGCCTGTAACTTTGTAAGTTATCGAGGCGCACGTTCCGTTAGAACACGATCCGGTTGCATCTGTGTTGATCGTTTGTCCGTTAATGGGACTGGTAATCGAACAGGAAGGTGGTTGATTCGGGGATGGAGATGGGCTCGGACTGGGAGTTGGACCACCCATGACGTTCACCGTTACGGCGTTAGACTTGATTCTGCCCGGACAGGCTCCGGTAACATCAGGCATACAGGGTTTCCATGCTTCTAAAGTCGCGGTTCCAACAGTGCCGCCAATCAGCATGTGTGCGTCCCAGTTCACGTAAAACGGTAGCGGCCACACATTGGAACTCGACACGTACTGCAGGCTTGGCGTCGGCTGAAGCAGGTTACCCGCCGAGTCCCAGGCTTTTGTGTTCAGCGGCACGATCTGGCCTGGCGCTATCGTGAATGAACCCTGCGGAATCTCAATACGTGCGACGGCTTCATAGGGATAAGTAGCTGGAAATGAGTGCGAACTAAAATTTATCAGGAGAGTTGAGCCTGCTGTTAATTGCCCCGACCAAATACTGGGTTCAAATAATATACCGCTCATTTGTGGTTCGAGCTTGATCCATTTATTCGCCTCCACAGCATCGAACTTAAACTTTCCATCAAAATCCGCATCGGTTACGCGAACTAAAACTTCATACTTACTTAAAACCAGCCGTGCCCCTGGTCGAGCCACTCCTTGAATATTCGCAAAAGCTGGTGGCGGTGGTGTCGGCTCTAAAAATGGGTAAGTATCAAACTTCAGGTAGAACGCCAGCCCAGTATTGGGATCAAATACCGCAATGACCGACTTGCCTATTGATGGCGAAGTGTCATTATCTGGAAAGCCGGCAAAGACAGTCTGGATAGTTCCGTCGTCAAAACGAATAGTAGCCCAGCAATTGGACCACGCTTGCATAACGCCATGCTTCTCAACCTGCGCGTTAATATCGCCACCCGGTGAAACGCAGGGAGTGACGGTTCGTCGCACCTGACGAGGACGTCGCCTGACTTGCCGACGCTGTCGCGTACCTGACCGTCCTGGAGCAGTTCGCAGTTCAGGAGTCGGTGAGACCACCGGCAGTGGCGTGGAGGCCGGAGTCGGCACCGGTGTCGGTGTCGATTCTACTGGCGGCTGCCCAGATCGCGAACAGGCCGCAAGGGTCAATAAAGAACACGCACTAACAGTAATAAGTATTCGTTGCGGGGTGATCATCACCAGGGGATTAGAGGCTGCCTTGCGACAGCCCCCCGATTACACACGATAAAGGCGCCCTCTCCATCGTCAAGCTTCCTCAAACCGTTCCCTGTCCCTGTCAGCGCGTCTCGCTGTGAACCTAGACCGAATCACGCGAATGACTCATCGAAACAAGAAAAGTCTCAATTTAGCTTTAAGACCGAGACTTAACTTTTATCGTTAAGGCAAAATGCAGACATTTTCGACGGAGCCGGGCAGTTAAAAGTCCCTATGTCCATCAAACATCTACAACTCGACGTACCTTGAAGACACGTCGAATCTCTTTCTTACTCAGATTGGTGCGGGTAAGATTGCGACGTTTTAAATCACCACGCAGTTCTTTCTGCTCCTCGCCCAGTTCCTCATAGCGAAGCTTCCCGGCAAGGCCCATCATAGTCTCCAGTGCCCGAAAATCCTCCGGGGTGGCATAGTCAGCAAGCGCCATCGCAAAATAAATTTCAGAGCTAACTGACACTTGGAGTCGGTGGACCAGGTCGAGGCAATAGTCTCTATGCTTCATATCGCCACGTATTGTCTCACAAAAGTGTTACGACTGGACAGGGTTAAGTTGACGGGCTGGCCGATGCGGACGGGCTCGTACTAGCGGATGGCGATACCGAGTGCGATGGCGAGGGCGTGATGGAAGGTGAAGCCGACGTCGATGACGACGTACTCCCAGACGGGCTCACGGAGGCTGATGGTGAGGCCGACCCCGATGGCGATAGCGACGGGCTCGCACTGCTGCTAGGTGATGCTGAACTTGACGGCGACGCTGACCCTGATGGACTCACACTAGGTGACACCGAGGCTGACGGCGATTGACTGAAGCTAGGCGACGCTGACCCGGACGGTGAGCGTGATGGGCTTGCAGACCCGCTTGGCGACGCAGTAGGTGAACCCGACGCCGACACTGATGGTGACATGCTTGGTGAACCCGCATCCCAGTCGAGTGGTGCGTCAATGACTGCGAACGCCACGCTGGCTTTATCGTCTGTTTCCCACGCGATCTCCAGGTCGTCGCTGCTGAGCACCACGCGTCGCAGGAAACACAGCCAGCGCAGATTGGTGAACGTCGGCACGGCTGCGTCAAGGTAGAGCAGGTCGCCGTCGTCACTGACAACGAGGTCAACGATTCGCCTGCATGTGTAGGTGTTGTCCCAGTAGACGAAAGCTAAGTCGACTCGGTTGGTCGCGCTGGCGTACAGGTTCGAGTACTCGTGCCCCTTGACCATAAGCTGAGTACCCTGCCGACCCAGTGGTTTCAAGTCCTGCTTGAACGTCGGCATCCAGAAGGGCGAATATTGGCCCTGGCGCTCATAGAGCCAGCCCAGATACCTGGCAATGGCTTCGCGTCCGTTGAGTAGCATATTCCACGGCTGCAGGGTGTCGGCACCCCAGCGGTACGTCTTCGTGCTCACCAGCCCCGTAGCTGCGTCCAGCTCAGCCCGATCAGCCGCCCACTCCCACTGCGGCGTCTCCACGTAGTTGTGCCCCTGCCACTCGCGCAGGTCCCAGAGGTCGCGGTCACGATAAGTGAGCGTCGGCGTGTAGGGTGTAATGCGGCGTGGACTAAGTGGCTCATCGGCCTCGTCGAGTGCGTAGATCGTTGAGCTATCGCCGACAGTGTCGGTCACTTGATCCATGTGCGTCTCGGGCTGGATACGCGCAACCCGCGCTGGCTTCACCCAGACGTTCGTGTAATCACGGCTCAGCGCGTCTTCCCACTCGATGCCAGTGTCGGTGACGGCGGTGAGCGTCGAGTACTCATAGGTCTCATCATCCTGGTAGAACAGCACGCGCGCACCGACCTCGAAGTCCCGCAGGGTAGTGTCAAAGGTCGCCGACGTCACACCAGTGAGCAGGTTAGCCACTTGCACCTTGTCCGGCTCAAACTGCGTGATCGAAGTGCGCCCGCCAAACGCCCGTGCTTCGTAGCGACGTCTAAGCTCCTCGTTATAAAGCAGGTGCTGGTACTCGATAGTACGCCGTGGAGCGATGCGCTGGCGGGCCAGCTCAGTCGCACCATCCGTGGGCTTATACACCGATGACTTCCAACTCAGCCGTTCGATAACCCGCTGCTCCCAGTTGTGCCTGAACGGGTAGGCGATGGGGTCAGGTGCTGTCGACCCACGAATCACCGCCGTGGTGACGATATTGCACTCACCATGCGCCACAAGGTCGTTGAATGCTGCCTCGTACGATGCCAGAATCTCAGCCGCGCTCAGCGCTCGTGTGTGGTACTCGGCTTCGTCAAACCGCGCGTTGAGGTAGAACGACCCGCCTGGGTGGATATAGAAGGGGCTGGCAGTAAAGCGAGTGTCGAGGCCGGACGTCACCGTGGTAATTCCACGCAGTACGGCGTTGACGTACAGTGCCAGCGCATCGCCTGACCTGACTACGACAACGTAGAACGACTCACCAAGGTGGTCGGTAATAACCATCGTGGGATCGAACACCGTGAACAGGGTACCCGCCGAGTCAAAGCAAAAGCCGCCGATACGCGTGCCGCCGCTGAACGTGAGCATCACCCCAGCCGTATCCTGCTTCGAGCACATGCCAAAGGTGCCCGCGAAGGGAATGTTATCCATCGGCCTGAGCCAGCAGCCGACAGTGACGTCCTTCGGCGCAGGAGTCATCAGCGCATCCGAGTCACGACTAATGTTCGAGCGCCCGTTAAGCGCAAACCCGTAGATTGACGCGTTGGCCCAGCCCCAGTACTCACGACTAGCTGGGTCAGTCTCAATCGGTGACGGATGCCCCCACGCTGGCTGGAACATGCTGTTGTCGGTGAAGGTCAACTCTGCATCCAGCCCGTTGCCGCTCAGGTCAGGCACAGGCTCGCCGTCCGTCCCGCCACCAGCAACGTCGAGCCGGTAGTAGAGCACTGGTGACTGTGCGATCTTGACTGACTCGTAGCTCACGCTGTGTAGCTCCAGTCATCCAGTCTTGCACCAGTGGCCGCTTCGATGTAGATGCCGTGCTTCGTTGCTGTCTGAGCCACGGAGCTTGTAACGGAGTCCGACACCAAGGTTGAACCACCACGAATCACCCGAACGGCAATGGACGTACCTGAAAGCGTGACCTCGATCTGGTCGTTAATGGCCGCCACCCAGCTCACGTTGTTGTCAATGCGACCATCTGATCCAGCGTTCACCGCACGGATCTCCAGCTTGTCCGACGCCCAGCGGTAGTAGGCGTAAAGGAAGTTACTATTATCCTGATACCTGAAACAGATACCGTACTGACCATTGGGTATAGCTTTAATCGTCACCAGAATCACGCCATCAGCTGAGCCGCATTCGAGAGTGGCAAGGCCAATGTTCGTCGTGACGGCCTCGTATGCTTCGTTTGAGCTAATCCCAAAAGTACCAGCCGACTGACCAATGTAGGTCTGCACCACCCACGCACTACCCGCGTCGGAAGGTGTACCTAACGTAGTGCTGCTATCAGCCCGATTAAAGTCATCAAACCTGCCCGACGTACTAGGTGATGCTGACGAACTGGGTGACTGCGAATGGCTAGGCGACACTGAAGCGCTTGGTGACGTGGACGCCGACGGGCTTACTGATCCGCTCGGACTAACCGAAGGTGAAGCACTTGGGCTTAAGCTGGGGCTCAGACTTGGGCTCGCCGATGAACTAGGCGACACGCTCGAACTGGTTGATGGCGACGTCGAAGCCGACGGCGACTGTGACGCGCTCGGCGACTGGCTGAAGCTGGCTGCTGAGATCGACGCACACACCTTGGTGCCGTTGGTGGTCCCCGTCAGCGAGTACGTCTGCACGCAGAACTCATACGCGCCAGCCGTCAGCGCGGGCCATGTGAACTCGGCCTTGTTGTTGCTGTCGGGGCTCAGCACCAGCGGGCTCAATGTTTGCACTCCAGCAGGCTCCGTCACGTACACCCGCGCATACTGGCCACCCTCGTACACCCCGAACTCGATGGCCCCATGAATCGTGGACTGTAGATCACCGCCCAGTCCGGCCAGTAGGGTGAACTCCAACCCGTCAGGCGGGAGCAGCGCGGTGTCGAACGCGGCTGACGGCGGTGCCGTGTCCCAGATGTCGGCGGGGTTGGTAGAGTCGGTGCCAGTCGGCGTACCGAACACGCTCAAACCAATCGAGTACTGGTCTTCGGTCGACGCCAGCCTGAACTGGTGCAGACCCTCAAAGCTGACGCTTGGTGTGCGCGCATGGACACGAAACACCTTGCGCACCAGCGGGTCACGCCACTGGAACTGGAACACTTCGCCCGGCCATAAGTCACGGGCCGCCTCGCCCGCGTCTACAACCAGCGGCGGTAGGGGCTGAGCCGCAGCCCGACCTTCGCGTGTCACCAGCTTCTGCGCCAGCGTGGCACTGGTGACGCCGGGGAACTGGATCGTCTTCGTAGCTGAGCGCTGCTGCAGCGTGCGATTGGCCGGATCCTCATAGATGGCTGGCCGCGGCTGGTAGTTGTTCGTTGAGTCCTCGAAGTTCAGTATCGTGCGATTGAACGTGTCGGCGTTGTCACCAGGCGTGTACTCCTCAACGGTCACCACGTTCGACTCATCCAGCACGACTAACGTGGGCAGCGAGTAGTCTTTGCGCACCAGTTTGATCTTCAGGCCGTCAACAGGGTGCTCGTAGACTTCGGCGTCGACTGAGCCCTTCAGTTGATCGAACACCTCGCCCACGTTCCCACCGGTGTTTATCTCACCCGAGAACCCGAGCCCTTCGTCGTAGCAAGTCTGTGCCGCAGCCAGCCAGCTGGGTCGATGGATGAGCGATGTTGGGTACTGTGCGCCGTAGTCAGCATTCGTGGCCCACTCGTACATGGCGTGGATGCGATTAAACGACTGGTCAGCCAGTTGCGCATTCCCGCTCAGTAGCACGTCAGGCCAGGCCATTAGCTCGACTGCCCACTCGTGCAGGATGAGTTGGCCGGCACTGAAGTAGCCCGACTCTGTGGCCCCGCTTCGCCCACGAATGACCAGCGCGGCCACCCCGTGCAGTGCTGGAATGTTGCCCTCAATCGACTGAATGTACGTGTTGCGGCCCTGCGTGTAGGTACCGGCGATGACATCAGCCACGCCGTAGATGCCGCCCAGTCCGGGTGGCTGATCCCCGCCGAATAGTTGCGGGTCGTCGAGCAAGATCGAACCGCCAGCGTTGTCGACCACCGGACTCACCGCACATGGCAAATCGTCCACGTACACCTGATGTACACGATTAATCGGCCCCCAGGTAAGCGCAAACCCCTGCCCAACATAGTAGCGGTAGCTAACGGTGATGATGTCCAGCAGGCCGGCCAGTGTTGATGCCCACAGGTAGTCAGTCCACTTACTGTCACGTTCAACCGCGCGCGCCGAGAAATCGCCCAGCCAGACGCGTTGCGGCTTGGTCTTCCAACGTCCGCGAATATAAGGGATAGGCCGAGTCTCGTCACCCTTGTTGGCCTCCTTCAACTCCTCGAAGGTGAACTTGTGCGGACGCGGACGGGTAATCTCACCGAGCCACATCTGTCCCGCAATGAGTGCTGCTGCTATAGCCATTCAGTTTGTTCGACTACTAAGTGCTTATCTATAACAAGCACAGTAATTCCCTTGACCGCTAACACGACCATTAACGAATGCCGTACTTCTGATAGTCGCGGTTCGGGGTCAGTTTCCAGCCACCCCACGCCTCGCCTGAGTTGGTTGCCGCACCAAAAATTACCGTACACGTCTCCAGCGTCAGGTCGTCGCCAGCGAACACTTCCACGGTATCGCCAATCTGCAAGGACGTGGATGGAAACGCTCGGCTTAGCGTAAGCACCTTGTTCAAGCCGCTGGTCAGCGCCTTGTCGACGGTGCGCATGTCGCCATCGCTAATCCTGATCATCCCGGCCTTGTAGTAGGTGTCTGACTGGGCCAGTCCGCTCACTTCCACCGTCGGCTCACTGACATCATCACTGACATCAATCACCGTGACCGACTCCTTGAAGTCCTCGATGTTCACGGGACAGCGGCCATCGCCAAGATGGAAGCGGCACAACGGATTCAGCGACTCCACCATCGTCTCCCGTGTCGAGTGGATTTCCCAGGTAGTGCGACAGGTTAGTTCAGCCAGTCGAAAGCCATCGCGCCACGCCACGCGCACCACCTGCCCGTGCCAGTAGGGAGCGACTTCAGTCACGGTCAACCCACTCAGTGCACGCACCTCCCAGATAGTAAGCAGAGTGCTGTAGGGTGGTGGATGGCTGATATAGTTCAAGGCGACGTCCAGTGAGTCACGCATTCGCACCTGTACGCGAGCCTGTGACGGGTCAGAGCTAAAGGTCGGCGCTGTGTGCGACGTGTCTGATGCTGCATACGTGTCACCTTGCCACGTCAGCGGGTGTGTCACGTTGCAGTACGGGAACACCTGCCCGCTCGATGCTTCAAAGCGGTAGAGATAGAATTCGTCGCTCATGCGGTTACGATTAGTGTGCCGGCCGGAAACTTCACGCGCTTGCCAACGACAATAGAACGCGCCGGCACCACGTTGCCGAACAGGTACGTCGCCGCAAACGCCCCGCTTGCCGTGTCGACAATGTCGAAGGCCACTATGTCATCACCCAGCGACGTGGCCGCGGCTGTCTGTAACGCCGCCACATTGGTTGAGCGCGAGGTGAGCAGCGGGTCAGTGAACAGTGTCAGTCCGCGCACCAGCGGGATGCGCGCATAGGAGCCAAAGCCAGCTTCGGTGCCGCTGGTCGTCTTCGTCGACGGCGTTGTCAACAGGCGCAGGTACACGGTGGCACCCAGCGTCGGCGTGATACCGCGCAAGTAGAAGTTGAGTATCTGTGCGGCACCAACCGCGCTCGCGCCACCTGCCATTATCGCACTCCAATCCGCCGACCAACTTCGTCGCGCTCTGTGCTGATCACGTTCAGAATATCCCGCGCCCCTTCGGCTGAGCGCAGGTGGCCGCCCACTAGCTGACCTCGGTCAATCAGGTTGATATTGCGCAGGTTGATGGACGGCGAGGCCAGTTGCATGTCGGCTGATGGCGATGGCGCACTGAACCCGCGCACTGAGCTGAGCGAGCGCAGCAGCCCCGCCTCCACCTGGCTGGCACTGACCATACCACCAGCCTCGAACTGCGGAATGCGCCCCCAGAGGCCACGCGTCTTAGCCAGGTACTCGCGCAGGATAGCCATCTGCCTGACCGCATGTTTCGGGTCGGTGGTAAGCACGGCCTCCGGGTGCCCGCCCTCGACGATGTGGATGGCTCCACCTGGCACTGCGGGAAACAACCCCGTGGCTGCCGCTCCGGCAAACGCTCCGCCAACACTACCAACTGCTTGTGCTCCAGCCGCTGCTGCGACCGTAGCCGCAAACGCCGCCCCTGCTGCTGCGACTGATGCAGCGAACGCCGCCGCCGCAGTAGTAATCGACGCTGCTGATACGGCCCCACCTGTGGTCAGGGCTGCTCCAGCCGTCGTTCCGCCAGCCGTTAACGCTGCCCCAGCCGCTGCCGCACTGGCCTGCAACGCGCCCCCGCCTGCACCGGCTACTGCTCCACCCAGTCCACCGACTGAGCCTACACCAACTTCTACGCCACCCAGCAACGGCCCAAGGAACTTGTCAAACAGTCGGTTAGCGATGGCCTCGTTGACCCGGCTGAGCACCGAGTCGATCATGCCATTGAGCGCATCCTTGGCAGCGTCAGCCCCGTGGCGCAGGCTGTTGAGGAAGTTGCCAAACGAGTCGCGTAGTGCGTCGATGGAGATGGAACGGATCTCAGTGTTCAGGTCGGCGACTTCAGTAGTCGCGTTGCGCACCTCGGCGGTGGTCGTGCGCGCGTCAGCCGCTTGCTTCTGCAACCCAATATCACCCGATGCTGCGGCAATCTGCTGCAGTACTGCCAGTTGCTTCTCCAGCGCTTCAACGTACTCACCGTTAGCCGCGCGAATGGCAATGCGCCCTTGCAGTTCGCTGATGTCACGGTGCGCGACAGCCCGCTCGACTTCCTGAATCTTCTGAATGCGCGCATCGTTCAGCTTATCGAACTCTTTCTGCGCTAACCTGAACCGCTCGGTGAAGTCCAGCTCGCCCAGCCCCAGTGCTTCGACCTTCAACTCGCTAATCGCGTCAGCCAGCGCCCTGGGTATGGCTAATCCAGCCGCCTTCATTCCTGCAGCCAGCGCTTCCAGCTTGGCCCGCTGCTGGTCGATAGCGTCACGTACCAGCGCCTCGCCTTCGAGTCGCCGGCGTATCGCTTCTTCCTCGGCCAGTCCACGGAACCTGACCAGAAAGTCCAGTCGCTGCTCAAGCTCAGTCTGCCGCTGCTTGGCATCGGTGACGGCCTGCTCACTACCTCGTAGTGTGGCCAGCGCATCGCTGGTGCGAATAATGTTACGAGTCAGTTCAACCTGTCGCTGGTTCTGCTCTTGCTTGAGCCGGATGATCGCCTTTTCTTCAGCGGTCAGATCCAGTCGCTTGAGTTGCTCGCCTAGAAACTTCTGCTCAACACCCAGCTCCTGCAGCGACTCCCTGAACCGCTCGACCGTCTCAGCCCTGAACGCGCTCTCAATACGCCCTTGCAGGTTGGCGTAGTCAATCTCCAACTGGCGAATGTCACGTTCCTGCTGTAGCGCAGTCTCAGCTTGCGTTTGCTTCAGCCGAGCAAGGATGTCATCGCGCTTGGTCTCCAGCTGCGCGACCTTGGTCTCAGCCTTGGTCTGCCGTTCCAGCGCTGCAGCAACCTGTGCTGCCCGCTTGGTGCGCTCAGCCGCCGTGGCGCCACCGAGCTTCAGTATCGCGTCTTGAGTGTTGCGAGCATTAACGATCTCCTGAAGCTGGACTTTGATCTCCTCGTTCAGATTGTCGACAGTGAGCGCAGCCCGCTTGGTCAGGTATTGCTGGTAGGAGATCAACTGCTGTTTGAACGCAGTCTCGTTGTCGTTCAGTAACTGCTCGTTCTTCTGCTCATTGATCGCTAACTGCTTCTCAGCGTCAGCCTTGGCCACGTCTTCCAACTGCTTGGCCAGTGCTGCCTGAGCGTTACGCAGGGCCGAGTCTCGCCGTCCACCCGTTGCACCCAGTGCCTGATCAATCACCTCAGCAATCGACTTACCTTGCACCTGCGCTTCACGCTCAATCGCTGCCTTTAACTCTGGCTGGGCCGCGATGAACGCGCGCATGAACTTCAGCGCACCCTGGAAATCCTTGGCTGCCTCACGGGCCGTATCGCCCGCCGCAGAGATCAGCGCCCGCCGCTTCTTCTGTAGCTCATCAGCAGCAGCACCAGCTGCTAACGTCTCCTTTGTCTGCTGGGTCAGCGCCTTCTGGAACTCGTCGGTTGTCGCCGTCGCCTTCTCAGTAACCTGAATGTAGCGCTCAAGAATAGCGACTGTCTGATCGATGTTGCCGTTAAATAACCCAAGTGCTTGAGCAGTTGCTAGAAACTGACGAATCTGGTCACTCGTGGTCACTCCAACGGCGCGCAGTCGATCACCTAGTTCCTTCGTCTTATTATTAAGCCCGTCCGGCCCGCTCAGTGTCTCTTGCAAATCGTTGTACTGCTTGACTAGCCCGAGGTTCTGAATACGCAGATCTTCAGCCGATTGGCCCACGCCCTGTTGTGCTCTGGCTTGCTCAGCGCTCGTGCGCGCTACCTGTTTGCTGGCATCACCGACATTCTCAATGCTGGTGATTAGTTGACGATTGCGCTCAATTTGATCAGAGATGGCCGCCGACTGAGTCTCAGCAATCTGCTTACGTGCAGCGGCATCAGCCAGTCCGGCGACCACCGCGGCAATCTGTTGCTCACGTTCCTGCAGCCGCGCCTGAATCAGTTTCTCAATCTCTGCGCGCAGGGCCGCCAGCCGCTTTTCCTCGTCGTTAATACCGAGCACGCGAGCTTGAGCCTCAGTGTTGAGTGCGTTGTAAATCTCCCGCAGCTTGTCCTGTTCATCGGCGGTACGCTGAACGCCATCCTTCAGCCCGTCAAGAAACTTGGCCTGTTCCTTTAGTGCATCAACCTGTTCCTTGCTGGCGTCCAGTTGCTCCTGCGTCACCTCCACGGCACTTGACTGGGCCGCCTGCCACGCAATGTAAGCGACGACAATGGCCCCGAGGATGCCAGCCAGCCCTGCGATAGCGACGCCCGTGGCCGCCGACGCAGCCGCCAGCGTGCCTTCAGCTTCAGCGGCGGCCAGTGTGCCAGCCGTGAACAGGCGTAGATTGCGGATGGTTGGCAACAGACCTAGCGCGTTAAGTTGAGCCAGACCAACGATAATGCGCCCGATGCCCGTGGTCAGTTGGCCCACAACGAATACGACCGGTCCAATAGCTGCGAACAGCGCAGTGACGATGACCAACGTGGTGCGCAGCGGTGCAGGCAGGCTGCGGAACCCTTCAGCGATGGAGGTGATTAATGGACCAAGGATGTCAACGAGCTGGGTGAGGGTCGGCAGGAGTGCTTCACCGATGGCCGCTGCCGCCCTGAACACCGTGTCACGGAAGTTCTCAAACGCGTTCTTCGCACCAGCCGCAGCCCGAGGTAGCTTCTCCAACTGTGTCACCAGAATGTCGAGGAACTCTTTGCTGCTCGATGTGAGATCGGCGATGTCGTCAGCATTGACGGTGCCAAATGCTTCCTTCAACGCCCGACCCACAGCAGGTGCCGCTTCGATGATCGGCCTGAGATCCTGACTGAGCACCTTGCCCTTTGCTGCCAGTTGGCCCAACTGCACGGTGATGCGCTGTAGCTCCTCGCGACCGCCACCAGTCAGGGCGACGGCGTTAGCAAACTCTTTCAGGCTGCGCTCAGCCTCCTTGGCGCTGAAACCCACAGCCTGCAGCCGGATGGAGCCCTGAATCGCTTCCTCGAACCCGATGCCTGGGAGCTTGGCCAACTCGGTTAGCCGGGCCAGTTGACGGCTGGCTTCCGTGCTGGATCCAACGATGGCTGTCAACCCGCGCTTCAACGAGTCCATCTGCACCGCTGCGCCTACGCTGGCCGTGCCGAGCGCAACGATGGGCGCAGTCAGAGTGACCGACAGCGTGGCGCCCAGCGATGTCAGACCTTGCCCAACCGAGCGCAGTGAGTTACCCAGCCCGATGATGGCCTGATTCGCCTTCTTCGTGCCGTCCTCGATGGCACGGAACGCCCGCACATGCGCATCAGCCTGAGCCCCGCTGGCTCGCGATAGACGCTCCTGTGCTGCGGCCAGTCGCTGCTGACCTAGAGCGAGTCGAGCCGTGGTTTGATCAGCCCGCTCCTGCTTGTTGGCAAGGTTCTGTGACTGGATGGCGAGGCGCTGTTGCTGGAGTTCAAGCCGACGGGCCGCAGCGGTAGCACGATCTAGCTGCGTGGTCGTAGTCGTCCCGCCAACCTTGATCGTGGTGATACGCTTAAGCTGGGCTTCAACCTGGCCCAGCCCGCGCAGGGTCTTGTCCAACCCCTTGAGCAGGGTCTCGACTTGAATGATTAGTCTGGTGGTGTCTTCAGCCATAGCAGGACGCTATGGCATTCGGGCTATCGCACTGATGCTCGGCTAGCGAGTCGGAGTATAACAGGTTTGTCAGCCATTTGCTTCAGGATTATTGCAAGGCTGACCGTGTTCATTCGCTTACAGTTTTGATGGTGACACTTGACTTGCACGACACCGTAGAAGTCCTTGCTTACCTTGCACAGAAGCTTGGCGCAGTGCTGGCAGCGCACGTCGATGAGCATGCTAGTGACCAGCCAACTTCTTCGACTTGGCAATGATGTGCGCTGGTATCTGCGACCACATACCCTGACGCTCTTGCTGTAGCTTAGCCTGCTGCTCAGCCGACATCTCGTTGAACTTCACGTGACGCTGGCTATCGAGTTTCAACTGTTCTTCGTAGGTCATAATTCGTCTCCCTGTGCGTCGCTGTTGGACCACGCGCTCCTGCTGCTTCAGGTGGTTCATGTAGCGGGTGTAAGACTTCTCCTCGGCTCCGGCTACGCGGGTGGCAATGATTGTCTCTTTGAACCGCCGTCGATTGCGCTGACCAATCTCAGCCAGGAACTTGTTCACGTGCGTCATCGTGTACTCGTCACGAATAACGGGCCACGAATGACCACCGGCAATCAACTCGTCGATTGCTCCCCACCAAGCGTCGGGATTCGATCCATCAACCCGCCGAACAAACCCCGAAGCTTCTCGATGTACTGCGGAGTAAAAAAATCGAGGTTCTTTTCAACCACCTTGGCGAAGATTGCCA